CCTGTGTAAATATAATGAAGATGAACCCCCTTTCCGCTTTTACTTAGCTCTGCATAAGTCGCCGGCCACTTGCTTGCTTCTTCTACATTCCGTTCGAAGGATTTGTTCCCTTCCTTATCTGGAATATCAAAGTCGATTACTATGTGGTTTTCCGGGACTTTAACATAATGAATTTTAGAAGTGTCCAAATCGGACAGCTTCGTTTTTACCTTGTCCCATTTCATAGAAGGCGTCTCCTTATCGGTCGCATACTGCGCCGGACAATCGGAGCACACCTGATCGAAAATGGATTTGGTTGCGTTAAACTGCAATAATGACGGTTTCTCTTCCGGCTTTTCCACAATGGTTTCCTCTTCAAATTTTTCAGTCCGGAATCCAATATAATAGCTTCTCACTCTCGAACCGTCCTCCATGTTAAATCTCTCTTTATAATCGTGGAAATAGTTCTTCAGCTCTTCCTTAAAAACTCTCTGAGAAAATGGATAGCCTACTTTTGCCTCGTCACAGTAGGTCTTATACATCTCCCAGGCAGCCTTCAAGGTTGTACCATTTTCCCGTTTGAACACATGGTAGGAATCAATGATGAAGTTATAGAAATCGTTGGAAGCCCCCAGCATTGCAATGGGAATATAATCGTCATATAAACCAGGATTGTTCAAATAGACTTCCTGACAATGACATGCAATCGCCCCCAATTCGAATTCAATCTGTTTCATGGTTGCTTTGTATTCTTTCGGACTCAGCTTGTTCCCTGAAGGAGACACATCAATCAGTCGTCGAATTAAACCAGACTTTGCATCAGTAATTTTCACTGGCTTGTTGGTACCCATGAACAGAAAGCATTTGAACCGATTGGAATAGGTTGATTTAAACTTCTCATTCACGGTCATCAACTCATGGGATACCAAACTGTTTAATCTGGTATTGTCTTCAATTCTCGACAGATCTCCATCATGCTGAATCGCCACAAGAGGATTGCTCTTGAACGCCTCCAATGCGAATGAATTGCTGGATGAGCCAAGAGCTTTTGCGTCAAAGACCGAATAATATCCTTCAAAGAGCTGCTGAATGATATTGAGGACTGTGGATTTACCGGTTCCGGCAGCTCCATAAAGAACCATGAATTTTTGCAGTTTTTTTGATTCTCCGCACACAATGGAGCCAATCGCCCATTCTATCTTTTGTCTTTCTGTTTCCGAGTACAGAGTAGACATCAATTTGTCGTAAGCAGACAAATCGCCAGCTTCAAGCGGATATTTCAGCTTTTTACTGGCGTAATCTTTTTTATCAGTCTTTGTGTTGGAGAATATCAGTTTGTCATCCAGCATGTGGAAAGAATCCCGCATTTGCTTCTGACAATATTTATGCCAGGAATCAATCATTCCAGATTCTGCATCCCACATGTGAAGAACTTTAATCTCAGAGTCAAAGCGCTGGCGGCTTTCTTCTGCGTATCTATCCAGTTCACGGTCAATGAGTTGCAAAGCATCTTGTTCGTCCGTAGACCATAAACCTCGTTCCTCAATCCAGATAGCGTAGAAGTCACCACCTCGAATCATCAGATCGGAGCTTTTCTTAATAATGAACTTCGGATAGATTTCAATTACACCACGCTTTGTACTACGTGTGGAAATCATCAAAAAGTCGATCATCTCATTTTTTACTCTCCTTTATCGCGCTTCATTTCCTCTATTGTCGATTCCAGTTTCTCAATCCTCTTTTTCTGCTCCACACGGTCCAGCTCCAGGAGAACCAGATTAACCGTCATAATAAGAGCAAGTGTGCTTAATTTCCGGTTATAGCGGGCCTGTTTATTCAGGGATTTCCGAATGGACCGGATTGCCGTCTCCGAATTGCTGAGACTGCCAAAAATATAATTCATAACCTCACACATCTTACTTTTTTCCTCCCTTCATTCCATTCAGAAAACTGGTAATTGTCTCAAATCTCCAATCTTTCTGACTATGATAAGTGAATATAAATTCCTGACCATTTTTCTGGCGGATACGGATGCTGTTCCTTCCATTTGGGAACCATACATCAACCCGATTCCTTGAATAATCAGGAAAATAGTATTCAAACCACTTCATTATTTCGCTGTGGCTCATGGTAATCTCTCCTTCTAAGTATTTTCATCCAAGTACCAGCACATCTGATACCAGATTTCAACAGACCTCAAATCGTATCGACTGTGATTTACGGTAAACAGTCCGCCGTCACCATTGCGACTATACTTCCGATCCAGAAATCTCTGGACAATGTCCTCAACATAATCCCGATCAAACTTGGAATCATTCATAGAACCAAGGCCAAGATTGACAATCATGTTCCAGAACCACTGTCCAGTTCGGTTTCCAACGTCCGGATCGTCCATAATATGTTCTTCACACCGAATCGCAAGCGCAATCATCATTTCCAACACACTGCACATCCGATTATCTAAATAGGCGGAGATCATGGAACTGCTGTATCCGTTTTCATAACCAAACCGATACCTTAAATCCACTCCATCCTCCGCCCGGTTCCCATCCATCGGAATGCTGTATGTAAATTCGATTCGATGCAGCTCTTTTAAAAGCTTCCGATACGACAATTTCCTTGAATATCTTCCATCAAATACAAGCTGATACATCCAGTTAAAATATGCATCATTAAGCTCGTTCTTCGTCATTACTCCTCCACTCGATGTGGCCTTGTCTTTGCGACATCCGAGTAGTTCCTCTGGTCAAGCAGGATTTCATAATCACACTTTAACCTGTCGTTTCGGACAAATACGGAGTCATCCTCATATTCCCCAAAGTGGTTCAGGGATTCCTCGCCGACAATTTCATCCACATCGTCTACCTCTTCGTCATTTTCATCAGCCAGAACTTTGTCTGCATAGTAAGTGAGGCTGATCTTTTCATATTCTTCGAATTCACCGAATTCCTCTGGTGAAATGACATAAGGCTTTTCCACAAACGCCTCTCCTTTCTTTTCCTCGACACTCCTGGAATAATCCGTATAGCCCTCTTTCTGAATGATAGATGCGTACTTTTTGAAGTCCACATCACCCTCGTCCTTCTGAGTTCTGTCTTCTGCTACTTTAAATCCGTCTCGAAAGCCTTCTACGAAACTCTTTCCGGCTTTTTCTATACTCTCCCTTGTGGCATAAGCCGCTTTCACAGAATCAATTTCTTCCTGAGCAATCAACTCATATTTTCGTTTCAGCAGTTGCCATGTGCATACAGAGCCCATCCCTGCTCCAGCAATAAAAGCAAGGAAAGCTATTCCTTTACTGCTCATCCTCTTCCTCCTCGTTTCTGATTGTCATTACGGTTATTGCCAAACCGCCAAAAAGAAAAGAGACACTCAACAGAATGCCTCCCATAATATGTCTTTTTCTCTTGGTGTCCAGAACATAGTCCAGTACCGATATTACATTCTCTAAGCCGTCCATATCAGTGCTCCTTTCCCGTTGACAAAATTGCAATTCCACCAACAAAGCATATACCAGACATTGCCGCCAACGTATAAGATACAAACGCTAAAAGATTACGCATAATGATTCTCCTTCCTATTCATACTTTGAAAAATAATGGTTCCCAACCTGGAACATCGGAACGCCATATGCGCTGTATTCTCCTGCTGTGAAAAACACGACATCATAATTAGTTCTCGACTCCAGTTCCTCGTAGACGAGCTCACAAATATCCTCTCGGACTTCACATCTGTCCACTCGTCCGTTCCACATGGATGAAAACTGATTGGGCTGATAAATCACCTCATATACGGTATCTGGAAAATATTCTGAATCCATCCGGTTAAGTACCGTATCAATAACAAGGCGTTTTCCTTCTTCACATTCGCCTTCGGCTTCCGCCATCGTGACAAGGGCGATCAGCTCTACATCTTCCCTAGACATTTCGGGTATCGCTTCTGTTGTTAATTCCTCCGTTTCCTCTACTGCAATCGGAATAGACTCCTCTTGCGAAACCGTAATAATCGGTTCTGTCTTTTCGACAATGCTTGCCCTAGGTATTGCTACAACGTCTTCCCCTTCTGAGCGGAATTCAGATACAAAGAATGAAGATGCTATCATGATACCGCACAATATCGGAACCGTTATTACTTTGATTAACCTGCGCATAAATTCCTCCCAAATAAAAAGCTATCCCTAAGAATTACAGTAACTCCTAGGGATAGTTATATTTTTTCACATCAAATCCCAGATGTTTCCATCGACATTGAAATCCAGAAGGATTGCCTGATCAAATCCATTGACATAATCCGAATAGCTCAGATTATCAGAATACAGGCCGAAGTCAATGTAATTATCGCCCTTGGAATTTTCCGGATCGTAAACCCATCCCACAATCTGACCAGCTTTTGTTCTCGGAAGTCCGAGCATCTCATAAACCTCATTCAGAAATACACGCTTCTTCGCTTTCAGCAGATCGTTCGCATAACGCTCCTGAGCTTTGATGAACATCAGATTATATTCATTATTGCTTTCCCAGTGAGGATTCAGAATGGAATTCCCATCTTCATCCTGCGTGTACTTTTCAAAGAATCTGGCATAACCGCTGATATCCGCCGGACTTACCACAAAACCGTTTTTCTTAACTTTCTTTTCTTTTCCGGTCTCCTCATCGATAATCGTTTCGTCAAACTTTTTGGCTTTGAGATTGTATTTCAGTTCGCGATCAACCTCTTCGCCAAACCTCTCGATAACACGACTACGATACTCTTTGAATCCCTTATCAATAGCCGCATAAGCTGCTCCCAGAGCCACATTTCTCTTACGAAGAATGTTGTTGGATGCCAGAATACTGGTGATTGACAACACTCCGACTACAACGGAAGGTCCATACAGTTTGGCGAATTTTACTCCGGTCTGGACATAAACAATCGCCAAATCTTTTTTGGCATCCTCACTGGAATACTGCTCCTTCACGGATTCGTCTTCCTCGCATTTATGAATTGCTTCGACATCTTCCTTCGTCTTATCCAGAATTTCTCCAACCTTTGTCGTTGCTTTACAAGCCATTACTGCGCTCGTAACCACGCCAATAACGCCGGCTACGACGAGAATCTCCGGACTATGCTTCTTTAACTGGAAACTGGTCTTGCTAAGAAAACCATTCATGCTCTTTACAATCTCTGCTTTTTTCATGGTTAGTTATTCTCCTCTTCTACTTTTTCTGTTTTCTTTAAATGGTCAATCAGATGCTGCGTGTACCAAAGAATTTTCTCCAAATCCTGGATTCCGTTTTTCTTCTTCCAACGGCAGGCATATTTGATGATATTAGCGGTATCGGTAGCCTCAATTCCTTTTAAATCAAAGGTAAAGGCTTCAATCACATCAATAACTTCCATACCCGTTTCTGAAATATAATGATCCGGATGAGATACCATCCTGTCTTCTGACTCATACATCTTGAATCCCTCCTTTACAACGGCATTGGTTTAGGCAATTTTAAAATATAACCATCCCTTACTCGAACCGCCCTGCATCCAGCAATATCAGTCCATCCGTATTTATTGGCAGCATAATTGTCATTGGATACGTTTGCCAAATCATAAAGATCTGCAACACTAACTACCTCATACTGTGCAATAATTTCGTTCATGGCGTCTAATACCGATTCCGCATCTCCACGAGTTTCGAATAAAAGCTCATCATATTCGTAGCTCGTCCGGCTCTTCGGTGCTGTATAATCTTTCTTTCCGCTGTCGTAATACTTCTGATAGGATACCTTGGACGCTGTAGAGTTCTTTTTTGACTTCCCAGTTTCTCCATAGAGGATCATATCAATACCATTGGTAACTATATCGGAAATTGCCTTTTTTATTGCCGGCACCAGAACATCCATCACAATATAAGATTTTACGTTATTGACATCTTCAGAAATGAATACGTCTGCAAACTTCTGCATTTCTGATTTTTTCTTTGATTTTACCGTCCCAGAAATCACTTTCTCTACACGTTTTTCGGGAACAAGATTTTTCTGCTCCTCCTTTGATTTGTGGGAATTCGGCTTATATTCCTCCATTAAGTTGTCTCCTTTCCGCTCACCAAACTGATCTTTCCAGGCAATATAATCTTTGTACCCGGAAGTCGGTTGTTTTTCTTTTTAAACTGATAAGTAAGGTTTGACCTTGCTTTCTTTTCTGAAACTGCCCGTGTAGAAGCAATCCAGCGATTTGCAACACAATTGTCAAATTCCATAACTGGGCCATCATACGAATACATGTTCATAAATTTCACCTCCGGATAAAAGAAAAAAAGGGAAAGCACCTTGTTACAGGTACTCTCCCTCGTGTTGAAGCACATTTTTTCGTTTAGGCTTCTTCGGAATCCTCTTTTTCATTCTCAATGATTGGTTCTTCGGGTTCATCCCACTCAGCATCGATAATCTGCTGCTCCTTCTGAGCTTTGATTTTGGCAATCATCGGCTTACCCACATACCTGTAGATTACAACACCTGCAAGTACGGCTAAACCGATACCGGCCGCAACCTTAAACCCCTTACCAGAACTCGCTTTAACGATTTCCTCTGTGGCTGTCTCCATAACCTCTTCGTTGTTCATGATTTCATTGGTTTCCATGTTTATTCTCCTTTCAATTTTTGAAAATGTGTGGTTCTTCTTCCATTAAAGCCACTGTTTTTTTCGCGCGTCACATCAGCTCACTGAAATTGTATCTCGGAGCAATACTGTAATCAATCACCAGGCAGGGAGTTCCATCGCTGGCCAATTGAGAACTAAATGATAGATCAATATACCCATTATCAATATTCCATCCCAACTCATCGCCGATTTTGATATTATCCAGACCGACTTCGTAGTAGAAATCATTTAAGGATACATACATCTCATCGCGCATCTGACGATTTAATTCACATTCCGCTTTCTTAATTTTGTCGATATCGCCTTTAAAATATCTGCCAGAAATCGCGTCATAGCAGAGCGTATTTCCCTTTTCTGTAATGATTACCTCTCTTGTTACCACTGGATTTTTCTCGATTTTATCCTTTGCAACGGCATCTTTCACAGTTTCGTGCTTCTTCTCTCCGAACATCTTAACGACTTTTCCCTGATAATCCTTGAGAGCGGATTCCGATAAGGTATATGCCGTTGCAAGTGCTGCATTCCGTTTAGCGTTTACTGAGCTGGCTCCAATTAAACATGCAATGGAGAGGGTTCCCGTAATCGCTGCCGGAATATAACAGAACCAAGTTGTTTTTACCACATCTGCGACTTCAAGCTCCTCGGCTCCAATTTCCTCTTTTCTTTCCTCAATGAGAATCAGTGCTTTCGGCGTTGCCCGGACCGCCATGACAGTCGTTGTGATCATACCGGCAATACCAATTCCTGTAAGAATTTCAGGGCTGTGCTTTGCCATGGATGTTCGAACTGACGACAAAACTTTTGATATGTTCGATTTCTTCATTATCTCATTCCTCCAAATATCACACTGAATATCGTTTTAACCATGTCAAGAGCCTGATTCTCAGTAAAGCCGGCACGAACAAAGCTGTCCATAATTACTTTGGTTTCCGCTGTTGCTTTATCGTACTGCTTATATTTTTCTAACTTCTCAATTTCCTTTCTCAGAGTATCAATCTCATTTTCTTTATTCCAAATTTCCATCTTTAACGCTGCTTCTTTTGTAACCATTACATCATTCTGACAATAATGCAGAATGTCTTCTGAACCAGCATCAAAGCCCCAAGGATAACGGCCAGATCTACGGGGCACAGGGCCCCTGGATTCCGGCTTAACCAACCAGAATTCCGGACGAACCCCA